CCCTTCATGATATTATTCATATGTTCTCCTAAGCCTAAAACTATTAGTCCACTCTACGTCACACTCCCAATTGGAGTCTCCGTCTGTATTTTTTAACATTCTTATCGTTTTCTTAGGCTCATCAGCTTGTCCATCTACTGAAATTACTTTTCTACTAGCATTCTCAATAGCTCCAGAACCTTTTGCAGCATATAAACTTAATGCTTCTGCTTTGCTATGTTCTCTGCCAACTTGAGATACTTGTATTATAATTACATCCATATTAACTGCTATATTAGATAGACTATGAGAAATGTATTTAATTTTCTCATGTTCACTTCTACCATAACTTTTAGCATCTATTAAATCGATATAATCTACAATTACAAGTGATGGTTGCAATTCCTTGATTTTCTGTTGTATCTGGTCAATTGTAGGCGATATTGTTTGAAAGGTAATATGAGCTAAATCATCTTTATGTTTTTCAAATATTCCTTCATAATTGTCATTGACTTTTTCCTTATCTAACCCTGATACAATTTGTAATCCACGTCTATGCATATACCAATCTGCTAATTCTAATGAAAGAAATAATGTAGGTATTTGCCATTCGGGATTTATCGAATCATGTGCAAAATCAACTCCCAATGCTAAATTTTGTACAAATGTACTTTTATTAGAACCAGTCCTGCCAAAAACAGTAATTAGTTCTCCAGGAAATATATCACAATCAATATGTGGCATTCCTAACATTTGTGAAAGATTAATTGTTCTACCACTAAAATCGGTAGTTAATCGTTCTTTTAATTTAGATTGTAAAGTTTCTGCTGATGTTGTTTCTATCATATAATCTTTTCTACGAAAATAGATGCACTTTGTTTTACAGTGTTTCTCCATGATTTCATCTTGACAACCATATTGATATCCTGAATTATAAACACGTTCAACTATTCCGTTTATGACTTCTTTATTTAACTGATTTTTGTTCCATTCTGTTAAAATTGATTTTGAATAATAGCTAGGAATACCATTACGTCTTAAATGACTAACAATTCTCATTGCTGTTGTATTTCTACAACCATCTTGAGGTCCTTGCATTAACATTTGTTGAACACAAGGAACTATTGTTAATGGTTCTCTTACTTTATTTAAATTATCAATTTTTGGAACTGTTGTTTGTACGTACTCAGATAATTCTCCTTCTCCTAATAATGCTTGATATGGATATTCTAATCTTGGAGTTTTTGCAAGCTCTAAGATTGTATTCGCATCAGCATTCATTATTTCTTTAATAGTTAAAGGAATCTTATATAAGTTTGTTTTTGGATTAAGAGTATGTTGTACTCTATATAAAGCTGTTCTTATATATACCATATAATCTGCTAAAGGAAACATCTTTTTCATTGTATTTTTAACAATATATGGTAAATCAGCAGATACAGGAAATTCAAATATATCGTTAGTTACAACAATATGATATCCTGTTCCGCTAAAATAAGGCTGTATACTTTTGTGAGTTACTCCTAATTCCTCTAAATCAAATATAATACTTCTCGCTAAATTGAGAGTATGCTCATTTGAATTATCTTTTTTATCTATATCAATTAATACTTTGTCAATACTACGTTCTCCATAATAATTCTTTAGCGTATTACCATGCGTTTTAGCAAATAATACAGCTTCTTCATTATATAAATACGCAGAACGATATAAAGCAGTATTTAAATCAATATATTTAAATAGTAGATTCTTAGGCACTAGAACTCCACGATTAGATGGAGTTCTTTGTGCAATCTCAACGTAGTGCATTATAGGTTATCTAAAGCTGATAAACCTAATTTATCATCATCAATAGCCATTACAGTTTGAGTATTATCTTCTGTAACTTCTTTGATATAACCTTTTGATTTCATCCAATCTACATCATTTTTTAATTTCTCTTGATTTTTTTCATTTGCTGGATATAATCTATAATGAGCAACATTATAAGCATTTTTACCCTCTTTTTTAGGTTGTGCTTTATAGAAATATCCAAGATATTTACCATCAGCTCCAGGAGAATCACCATCCCATTTAGTTAGGAATCTATCATTAAGATAATCAGCAATATTATCTATCGCTTTACCATCATCTTCTTCCCATTCACCTTTTATATTAACTCCAGCTTTACAGCCAATAGTATCGAAGAATGCATACATTCTTTTGAGTATACTACCACCTGTAATATTACCTTTTGCATCTTTTTCAAAACCACCAACGATATTAGCATTTCTAGTATATTTACTACCATTTTGTAATAAAGTAACTTGAAGATATACATCTGCCCAATCAAATAAATCTGATTTATCTTCTACATTAATAATATTACATTTACATATACCAGTAAAGCTAACACTTTCAGTAGTTCCATTTGGTTTAAATAACGCCATTTTATTTTTTCTCCTTTTTTATTTCCATGTTGTTGTGTTTCCACAATCGAATTGTTTGAGCAAATGCATCTTTAAATTCATATGCATCACTCCAATTTTTACCAGCTACTTGTAATACCCAATCAAGCTGTTGTTCGATTGTTTTACATTCTTTTCTTGGAATATGATATACTTCACGAGTTTTTCCATTTCGAGTTTCTGAAATAGTAAAGTAATTATCGTCATATTCATATGATAACTGTCTTTTTGTTTTAATAGGAATATCACTTCCTCTGATAATTTCCATTACTTTTTCTCCTTGATATAGATTTTTTTCCAATCAAACGGTAATACTTGACCACGTAAATGAGGACTTCTTGAACCAGCTTCTAATGAATCATTTGATTTAAATGATATTAAAAGTTTTTCATCTTCATCCCTATATATATAGCCAATAGCATCACTATCTGACATTATCATATTCTTTAAGCGTCCAGTAATATCAAGACTTTCAGGCTCTACTATTGCCTGACCTTCAATTACTGCTTTTGCTGTCTTTCTATGACCAACTATTATAAGATGGTCACATACATCTTTAAATGCATGTATAGTATTCATTACTTTATCACGTGCTAATCCCCATCCTTTTCCGAATGGTAAATCAGCTAAAGCTTGAACACTGTTTTCTTCACATACTGCTGCTTCTGCCCATTGTACTACTTTATCGATTGTATCAATAGCGATATATGTAAACTCGTGACCTTCACGTGCTTGTTTTAATACTTCTATTAACTCTTTTCGATTATTAGCATTTAAGATATGACCTTCCACCATATTAGAACCAGATTCTGTATCAATGATAAGACATTTGTCTAGTCTGGATAACATTGTAGTTTTACCTATTTTTGGGGGGCCATATATTAGAAGTGTACTTGGGTTTTGAGAAATAGCTTTTCTCTTTGCTACTTTAAGTACCATTTTGCTCCTTTTCTGAATTATCAAGAGCCTCACATATGTTCTGCCTACGTTGAGCCTAGTTGCTGTCTACGGTGTAGACCACCTGTCTTCACTAGGGCTTATTGAGTGTCTTCTCGGGACTTCTGAACCCAGCTATTGACTCTTGATAATTCAATTATTGTACTAAACAACGACCTATTAATCTATAACAATTATTCAGTTTTTCCAAGTACTAATCCTGGAAAATTAAATAAAAATTGCTTTGGATAAGGCTCCTCATTCAATACTTTTTTTATTGTATTTGCTATGAATGCACCACTCATATTTGAACAGTATGAAGTCGCTTTAGCATTGCAAGGTTCATCAACTGCATTAGCATCAGAATACCAAGTGTCTACATATTGTTGCAGAGTTGGTTTTCTTAATGTATACTGATGATACTCCTCAGCTCCCATTCGGCCGTCAATAAGCAAATAAGGCTTATTTTTACGTTGTAAGGCTGCCTTTGCTGCCGTTAAGCGACTTTCCATACTGTCAAAACCCAGTATTACTATGTCATCCTCCTCTAAAGGCTTAATAAATTTGGAAAATATTCCAAATTGTTCAGTAACACGTATTGCTGGGTTTATCTCTTTTAAATGTTGATGTAAAGCTACCACTTTAGGTTTTTTAATATCTTTATAAATATAATAGCTTACACCTACATTCTGAACCTCAACTTCATCTAAATCATATAGAACAAATATATCTGCACCCATTCTAGCAAGTT